TAATGATCGTAAGAAGTATAAACAAAAAATGTTTGAAGAAAAACAAGAAATGCAAAAGCTTGCTGATCAACCACAAACAAAAGAAGTAATCGCAAAATATAAACATCATGCAAGTCAATTTGAAAAGTTTAAAAACATGCAAGGTGCTAAGAAAGTACAACTTAACTCAGGTTATGGTGCTTTAGCCAACAAATGGTTTAGGTTCTTTGATCCTGATTTGGCTGAATCAATTACAACAGCTGGTCAGCTTGCTATTCAATGGTCAGAAAAAGAAGTAAACAAGTATCTTCAAAAACTTCTTAAAACAAATAAAGATTACGTTGTTGCAATTGACACAGATTCATTATATATTACACTTGAAGACTTTATTGATCAAGTATTTGAAGATCAGTCTGATACAGATAAAATAGTCAACTATCTAGATAAGTTCTGTGATGAACATATTAACCCAATTATAGCAAAAGGCTACTCAAATCTTAAAAGCTATACAAATGGTATATCTCAAAAGATGGTAATGAAGCGAGAGAACATTGCTGATAAGGCTATATGGACTGGGAAGAAACATTATATTATGAACGTCTGGGACTCTGAGGGGATACGATATGATGAACCAGATCTTAAAATTATGGGAATTGAAGCAGTAAGAAGTTCTACACCACAGGCATGTCGTAAATATATCAAAGACACTCTTAAGATTATTCTTACTCAAGGAGAAAAAGCTACGCGTGAACATATAGAACAAATAAGAAAAGAGTTTGCAACTTTATCTTTTAATCAAATAGCATTTCCTAGAAGTGTAAAATTCATGACGTATAGAAAAAATGAAAATGGGCATCTATATCCAGAAGAATGGGCAGATGAAAATAGTACTGATCTTGTAAAGAAAAGTTGTCCAGTTCAGGTAAGAGCGTCAGTTTGGTATAATCATCTCTTAAAAACAAACAACATCAAAAATAAGTATGATATGATAAGGGAAGGCGATAAAATAAAATTTATTTATCTTATGCTTCCAAATCCAATTAATCAAAATGTTATTGCTGGATTTGATTCTCTTCCAAAAGAGTTCGGCCTTGATAAATATATTGATGTTAACAAACAATTTGAAAAAGGTTATTATAATGCCATCAAATCGATTACTGACGCGATTGGATGGAATGTTGACGGGCATTCGACACTAGAGGACTTCTTCATATAATGTACGATGAAAAGAAAAAAGTAGTAGATTTAACAGCATTTGACTTTGGTTTTGAATTAGTTGATGACAATGAACTTGAAGTTGTTAAAACAATTAAACAATCACAAGAAGAAAGCGAGGAAGAAGCTCTTGAGTGGAAAGAAAAAGCGCATATTATATATAATTCTATTCAACCATTGTTAAAAAATCTATCAGGTGATCCAGAAAAGAATTATATTTACTGGCCATCAAAAGAGCGTATTCAAAAAATCGAAGCATTTAAAAAACATCTGGAAAATTTACTCAACTAAGGAGCTAGAAAAATGAAACCAAGTTTATCGGTTTCTGTTATGGCGTTAGTGATGGGTTTAATATTATCTGGAGTAGCTGGATATTTCAGTGTTGTTGGTTTAGCAACAATATTTAGTGGTGCATTTATTTCAGTGTTAATTATGGGTGGTGCTCTAGAAGCAGCAAAACTCGTTGCAGCATCTTGGACGTATAGACATTGGTCAATTGCACCATTTCTAATGAAGTCATATATGACAACTGCTGTTCTTGTTTTAATTTTTATAACATCAATGGGCATATTTGGATATTTGTCTAAAAGCCATCTTGAGCAAACGATGATGGCTGGAGATAATAGTGTAAAGTTGGAACAAATTGAAATACGTATACAAAGACAACAAAAAATCATTAATGATGCTGACACTGTAATAGGACAGCTTGATCAAACTGTTCAAACTCTTATGGACTATGATCGTATACGTGGACCAGAAGGAGCTCTTGCTACAAGACGCGGTCAAAAAGAAGAGCGTGACGAGCTTAATACTATGATTAATCAAGCTAGTGATGAAATTGCTGCATTGCAAGAAGAAAAAGCTCAATTATCTATTCAGCAACTTGAAGTCGAAGCTGAAATTGGGCCATTAAAATATATTGCCGAACTTGTCTATGGAGATGAAGCTCAAAACTACTTTGATAAAGCGGTAAGATACATTATAATTCTTATTGTAAGTGTATTTGATCCTTTGGCTGTTTGTTTACTTTTAGCTGGTAATCATGGAATAATGCATCGATATAGAAAAATTAAAGATGGAAAGCCAGTAATTGAAATTGAAGAAGAAAACATTATTGATAATATCAATATTGAAGAACCAGTCTTAAATAATAAAGAAGAAACCAAAAACCATGGTGTTGGTTATGACGGTGGAGCTAAACGAAATTTAATATACAAAGATTAAAAAATATTATATAATAGATGAATTGGTATGGAGAAACATATGAGTACGCTTGAAAAATTAAGAAAGAATACAACGATTAAAGAATCTGCTATTTTAGCTCGTTCTAAATTCTTTACTGAAAAAGATATGGTAACTACCAGTATTCCCGTCATCAATATTGCATTATCTGGTGATATGGACGGTGGATTAACTCCGGGTTTAACAATGTGGGCCGGTGTGTCAAAACATTTTAAAACCGGTTTTAGTTTGCTCATGGCAAAAGCATATCTTGAAAAATATAAAGATGCTGCTTTGCTTTTTTATGATAGTGAATTTGGAACTCCTCAAGCTTATTTTTCCGCATTTGGTATTGATATGGAGCGTGTTCTTCATACACCAGTAACTGATGTAGAACAACTTAAGTTTGATATTATGAAGCAACTTAAAAATATTGATCGCGGTGACAAGATTATCATTATCGTCGATTCAATTGGTAATCTTGCTTCAAAGAAAGAAGTTGAAGATGCTCTTAATGAAAAATCAGTTGCTGATATGTCAAGAGCTAAACAACTCAAATCTCTTTTTAGAATGGTTACACCTCATCTTACAATCAAAGATATTCCAATGGTAGTTGTTGGTCATACTTATAAGGAAATGTCATTATTCCCACGTGATATTGTAAGCGGTGGTACCGGTAGCTATTATGCCGCAGATAATATTTTTATTATTGGTCGTCAACAAGATAAAAAAGGAAAAGAATTACTCGGTCATAATTTCATCATCAATGTTGAAAAGTCTCGTTATGTAAAAGAAAAATCAAAAATACCAGTCTCTATTACATTTGAAGGTGGAATCAATAAATGGACTGGCTTGCTTGATATTGCTATTGATGGTGGTTTTGTTCATAAGCCAACTATGGGTTGGTATTCTCGTACTGATTTAAAAACTGGAGAGCTTGAAGAAAAGAAGTGGAGAATTGCCGACACTAGTTGTTCTGAATTCTGGAATCCTATTATTAATAGTAAAGAATTTAAAGATTATATTAAAAAATCATATCAAATTTCACATGGTTCAATTATTACAGATGAAGAAGTCGAAGACTTTATAAAGGGAGAAGAAGTTGTCTAATAATTTAGAAACTGTAATACTATCAAATCTTATTCATAATGAAGAATTCACAAGAAAGGTCTCACCATATATAAAGAAAGAATATTTTAATAATGCAGAAGATAAGAAAATACTTGAAGTTATAATTGACTATTACAATAAATTTAATTCAATACCAAAAGCAAGCGCGCTTGAAATTGAAATTAACAATTTATCAATTGAAGGTAATCTATATAAAAAGTGTTTGGAAAAAATACAAGAGATCTCTATTAATAAAGCAGTAGACACAGAATGGCTACTTGATCAGTCTGAAAAGTTCTGTAAAGAAAAATCTGTATATAATGCTATTATGCAATCCATTGAAATTCTAGATGGTAAAACTGATTTTAATCGAGAAGCGATTCCTAATGTTCTTCAAGAAGCTCTTGCTGTTTCTTTTGATCAAAACATTGGTCATGACTTTATTGAAGGCGCCGAAGAAAGATTTAAATTTTATCATACTGTAGAAGAAAAGATTCCATTTGATATTGAATATCTTAATAAGATTACTCGAGGTGGCTTGCCAAGAAAAACATTTAATGTAATACTTGCAGGTACTGGTGTTGGTAAAACATTAATGATGTGTCATTTTTCTGCTGCAAATCTATTAGAAGGCAGAAATGTACTTTATATCACGCTAGAAATGGCTGAAGAAAAGATTGCTGAAAGGATTGATGCGAACTTAATGAAAGTTAATCTAAATGATCTCCAAAGCCTTACCAAAAGCAGATATCATAAAAAGATAGAAAAAATTAAGAATAAAACAAAAGGTAAACTCATTATTAAACAATATCCAACAAGTTCTGTTGGCGCAAATCATTTCAGACATTTGATTAATGAGTTAAAAACTAAAAAGAAATTTGTACCAGATATTATCTACATTGATTATATTAATATCTGTGCATCTTCTCGTATTAAATCATATGGTAATGTAAATTCTTACACTTATATTAAAGCAATCTCAGAAGAGCTTAGAGGGCTTGCTGTTGAGTTTGACTTACCAATTGTTACTGGTACTCAGGTAAATCGAGGTGGTTTTTCATCTACCGATGTAGATCTTACAGATACTTCTGAATCTTTTGGTCTACCACAGACTGCTGATTTTATGTTTGCCGTTGTCCGTACTGAACAGCTTGATGAATCAAATATGATGCTTATTAAGCAATTAAAAAATAGATATAATGATCCATCGGTATATCGTCGTTTTCATATTGGTGTTGATAGAGCTAAAATGACATTATATGATACTGCAGATCCATTGTCTAATATTCAACCAGAAGCTACTCTCCCACGTCCAACAGTAACTCCAATGAAAGGCAATGATTTTGAATCAAAATTATTTGCTGATAAATCTTTCTTAAAAAAAGGTTTATCTTCAAAGTAATATTGTTTATAATAGAATTAATTGATATAGTAGATTATT